ATTTAGAGGCATCTTCAAAAAAGAAAATTATATTTGCCACATTCAGTCAAGCACATGAAGGTTTAGATATCCCTACGTTAGACACTGTTATTCTTGCAACACCAAAATCTGATATTCAACAATCTATAGGACGTGTCATGAGAGAGACACCGGGAAAGCAAAACAATCCACATATCTATGATATTGTAGATCAGTGGTCTATACTGTTTGCTATGTATAAAAAACGTTTACGAGTATATAAACAAGGTGGTTTCAATATAGATGCCGTTCAGGGAAAAGAAGAAGACGAAAACCTCTTTCAGGGAAAGTGTTTGTTTTTATAATCTGAATAAGTAATAGATATGTCTGGTGCATTGATACAACTGGTCGCCAAAGGGGCCCAAGATGTTTTTTACATGAGTGGTGAAGGAATGTCTCTGTTTACTTCTAAATATACGAGACACACAAACTTTGCACAAGCTCCAAAACTCATAAAAGAATTTTCATTAGCCGAAGATTCTTGTGTCATTCCAACAAGTGGCGATCTTCTAACTGGATTATGGTTCGAGGGTACCAACTTGATTGAAGGATTTCAAGATTCTATCATAGATCTTTATATAGGAGGTCAAAAAGTAGATTCACAACCATTCGATTTTATAAGTGATATTTATCAAAATTATCTCGCTGATACGTACACAAAATCTCAGGAGATTAACAATAAATGTTCCGTGAGTAACACGAATTTTATTCCCCTAACATTCTTTTTCAATAGTAAAAGCTCATATATCCCAATGGTAGCTTTGCAATATCACCAGGTAGAGATTCGTGTCAAATTTAAAAAGAATGCGAACACACCATTTACAGCAAAATTATACGGTAATTATGTATATTTGGATGCACCAGAAAGGAAGAGATTTACATCCAGTAAACACGATTTCATTGTAACACAAACACAAACTATAAAAGAAAAGATGGTGACAGGTTACAATGACTATGATTTATCAACATTTAATCACCCGGTCAAGTCTTTATTTTTTGGTATACCAACAAAATCCAGTAACGTCATAGAAGATCGTTTTACATTTGATACAGCCGATATACTTCTCAATGGTACACATTTACTAGAGGGTATGTCACCAACATATTTCCACTCAGTACAAAATTATTATAAATCAGAATACGGAGTTTCCGGTTTTAACGAAGTTTATAACACACCATTTTATACAAGATATTATGCATATCACTTTTGTACAAACGCATCCGACTATAAATCTACAGGAACATGCAATTTCAGCAGGCTTGACAATGCCAACCTTCAATTGAGAGATATAAAACTCGGTACACTAAGAACCGGGGAGGATATACGGATTTATGCAGTAAATTTCAACGTGTTGCGTGTCCAGGACGGAATGGCCGGAATTTTATTCGGAAACTAAAGTAGTAAACCATGGTTGGTAAAACGCCTCAAGTTCGAGAAATTGTCTTTAACATTCTCGACGACAATGGCGAACGTACCGTAGTTGCAAAGGGTGCCACATCAGTAGACGTCGGTGACACGAATCAACTTTTTACAAGGACTTCTAATCTTGAAGTTCTCAGTTCCAATAATTTTTCGAATATAAGTAATGCACAAAGTAATATCCTAAGTATCGAAGCATTCATGAGTCAGTTTACTGGTACCGTATATTCACCCCTCTTAACACAGTTACAGTCTCATCACACTGATAACGTTACCCGCATTGATACAATATTTACTGACCTAGCAGCAAACGCTGTTAATGTAGATGGAACATTTTCAAATGTAATTGTTCTCCAAGATGATCTATCTGCCAATGTTACTCGTATTGATACATTATTTACTGACCTAGCAGCAAACGCTGTTAATGTAGATGGAACATTTTCAAATGTTTCAATTTTACAAGCGAAGCAAACAACCGATTTTGCTAACATATCATCTCTCCAAACAGATATTGAATCTGTCACAAACTTCGGTAGTATTGTTACTTTACAATCTAATGTGTTTGATTTGAAGAATCGTGTAGCTTCTTCTACGGTACGAGTTGGTGAAGATGCCGGAGGTGGAAACTCCGATACGTCATCCCTGGCAATTGGAGCCCAATCAGGCAACTTTATGGGTACTCAATCTATAGCTATAGGTGCTTTAGCAAATTACAACGCCAACCTAACAGAGGCCACGGCCACCGCACGTTCTATTGTTATAAACGCAACGGGTCAACCATTAACCGCACCCAGAAGTGATACACTTGTTATTGGTTCTATAGAAGAGGATAATAGTAATATTATCTGTATGATGGGTGCTAATGTCCTTTCCAGTACCACAGGAGCCTGTGAAATAACTCGCACATCACTGTTGAAACTGATGGACTCGAATGTTCATATTTCAACAAATGTGAGTATTGCTAATGATACCATTTTATTCAGACCCAATGGTAATGGTTCATTTGGTGGTGATATAGATATTAACGCAACTCTAGAAGTGGGTGGTACATCATCGTTTGGAGGAGCTATGACACTCAATGACAATCTCGAAACCACGGGTACTTCTTCATTTGGTGGTAAAATGGAGGTCAATAACGACATTGACTGTAACGGAGAAAGTTTTATCATGAAGAATAATTCTGCAAATAAGATTATTCTTCGAGATGACGGTACAGGTTCATTTGTAGGTGGTGTTAAGATTAACGCAACTCTAGAAGTGGGTGGTACATCGTCGTTTGGAGGAGCTATGACACTCAATAACAATCTCGAAATTACTGGTACTTCTTCGTTTGGTGATGATATGTCAATTAATAGTAATGTCATACAGACTGGAGAAAGTTTTATAATGAATGATGGTACAAATGACAAGATAAGTTTAACTCATAATGGCAACTCTTCGTTTTCTGGTACAATGACAGCAGGTGATATAAATTCCACATCCGGAACAGTTGATATATATCACGCTTCTGCGAAATTAAGAGTTGGTACTAGTACTGGTGCTTTTAAAGCTATTATTAATCAAGATGGTACGTCTTCATTTAATGGTGCGATGCAAATCAACAACACTCTTACAGTAGCTCAACGTGCTATTTTAAATAATGGTCTAAGTGTTTCGACTGCTGCTACTTCTTCATTCGCCGGCCCAATCGAGTTTAAGGATACCTCATCGTTCGGTGGAATTATGACGTTGAATAACGATGTTGAACAAAGAGGTGGAACCTTTTCTATGTTTGATGATGATAATACTAAAAAGGTCGAATTTATGCGTTCAGGAAGTGGGTCTTTCTTAGGTACATTAGAGGCATCTGCTATCAATTGTACAGGTTCATCTGGTCATGTCGACATTTATCATGCAACTGACGCAAGTTTAAGAGTTGGTACTAGTACTGGAACTTTTAACGCTTTTATCAATCAAAGTGGAAATGGTTCATTTGCTGGTACCATGGATATCGGGGGAACCTCGACGACAGGTGGTCCCATTCTTAGCGTCAATGGTAATACAACCTGGAACTATAATGATACCGAAAAATGTAAATTGACAGTTGGTGCCGGGGATGGCAATAGCGAAATGTTGATTAGAGGAGATTTGAAGATAAATACTGGTGGAAATACAAATGCCAGTATAACTTCTGGTGGACAGGGTGAGTTTGTGGGGATAACATGTCCAACTTTCATCGGAAATACAACTTTCGGTACCGGAGAAATTACAGCCGGTGATTTTATTATCACGTCGGATGAACGTCTAAAGAGTGATATTAACAAAATTCCCAAAGCTCTCGATAAAGTAAAAGAACTTTCAGGTTACACATATACAATTAACGAAAAAGAATCTGCGGGTGTTATTGCTCAAGAATTGTTAAAGGTTCTTCCAGAATCCGTCACTACCAAAGATGATGGTTACTACGCCGTATCATATCACGGTCTTGTAGGTCTTCTCATCGAAGCCGTCAAAGAATTATCCGAAAAGGTTAAATAAACAAATCACTTTTCCCATCCTTATAGATAAGTATGGCAAAAAAGATTTAATTCTTGGTTACTATTTCTTCTGTTATAGTTTCTACATTTTTTATCCTATAAATATCAAATTCATCCGAAGGAAAGTTTGTGTATGCCCTTTTTAGAGCTATAGATTCGTTATGTGCTAATATAATCCGTTTAGATAATTTATAATCGTCAATTACTTTATTTTTATCTTCACCCTTTAAAACGACACGAAACATCATCTCTTTGGGACTATTCATTCTCTCGTGGAGTGGTGGTATATGTATATCTTCATTCTTTGGTACTATCATAAACCCTATACTTTTTCTTTTTGTATTCTTTGTGGCGATATAGTGCCAGAAAAATCCTTCTTCTGGGATATCAAATTCATTTATATTCCACCCCTTTTTGTCGTATTTTGTGACTATTTTATCCGTGATATTATCATGGTATTTAAAAAAACTCTCATTATCTTTTTCAGCCCATGTGAGGTATACACGTTTACCCGGGGTGTCAGAGTTTGTGTGCCAATAACACTCTGCATTTGGAGGATAATAAAATATACCACGGGGTCTAACCTCTTCAGCGTCGTAATGGGTTTTAAGTATACATGCTATACGATGAGTTTGTTCACCAAAAAAATCCCGAGGGTAATGTACTCTGTTTGAAACGCGTATATTATCGGTATTCAACCTCGCCCCCCCCCTCCCCCCAGGAAATGTAAATTGTGTATAGTTCAAGACCCCTCCATCTAACATTGATCGTAACAATTCCAATTCTTTGTCTGGGTCTTCTGTCGTTTTTTTATTGGGATTGAAACCGTTAAACTTGTAATATTCGGGGCCTTCGTACCAATTTGCTTCGTCTAGTTCATCTAGTTCTTTTTTTAAAAGTTTCAACATATGTTAAATATAACTGATATTCTTTAATCACATTTGTCATACTCATCGTATGAGTATGGGAAATGGAAATTTTTCATTTACCTGTCTAAAGTGTCCATCAATGCAAGCGTTAACACACCAACAATGAAGAACATAACTACATAGTTGCACTCCGTATCTTCCGCTGTCATCGGTTTCTTCTGAGGGACCGCAACCCGTCTCTGGGCTGGAGGAGTGATGGGCTCCTCCTCAATTGGACAGTAGCCTATCATTTATATTATGTCTACAGATTAATTTCTGTCTTCTTCTTTCTCCTTTTTTTACTAGAGCTTCCTGCAACATTTACTTCCTTCACTTCACCACCAGTAGATTCACCCGAAATAGAAACAATGTCAGATACATTGTCATCGTCATCAATCATGGGAGGATCTTCACGAACGCTCTCCAGTGGTTTAGTGTTCATAGGGGGCGGAGGAGGCATCATAATTCCACCCATAAGACTCGAAATGTCTACACCAGGTCCCTGCATCTCATAGGATCCATCTTGATTACCTGTAGAAGTCTGTGATTGAGACTGAGCAGCT